GCGCCAACACCCACAACGCCTGCGCCAACACCCACAACGCCTGCGCCAACACCCACTCAAAGATCTGCCGCATCCGAAGATATTGGATCTGACAGTGACGATAGGCAAGAAGAATCTGATCAGAGAACCTCTGCAAGTTCTGTAGGCGGAGAAGACACAGACCCTATTGGTTCATTCTCTAAAGGCGGAGCAGTAAAACAAACTAAACGTGCATTGAAATCATCACGTAAAAAGTGATATAATACTACTGGCTACCTAACGCCCTTCGGCAACCGTTAGCCCCAGACAAAAGGAAATACAATGTCTACCACACAAACTGAAATGACTGAAAAAGTTGAACAAGTAAAAGTTGCATCTAGTTTTGCAAAGCGTAACGCAAACAAAAAGCGTATTGAAGAAGAGGAAGCTGAACTTGCTGAGTTGTTAAAGGCAAAAGAAGAAGGCTCTTCAGAAGAAGAGGTAAAAGCTGAAGAGGCTGAACCGGAGCCAACGACAGCAGAAGAAAAGACGTTTAAGAAACGATATGGTGATCTGCGTAGACACTCTCAAAAACAAGAGTCCGATTTACAAAAACAGATTGATGAGCTTCGTACACAGTTAGAAGCATCCACTAAAAAAGAAATACAGTATCCTAAATCTGAAGATGAATTAGAATCTTGGATGAAGGAATATCCTGATGTTGCTCAGATTGTAGAAACAATCGCAATGAAGAAAGCGCATGAGCAAGCATCTGAGTTTGAAAGTAAATTTAAACAAATAGATGAAATGAAACAGGAAGCACAGCGTGAGAAAGCAGAAGCTGAACTTATGCGCTTGCAACCTGACTTTGAGCAGATCCGTGACGCAGAGGAGTTTCACAACTGGGTTGAAGAACAACCTAAGTGGGTACAAGATGCCTTGTATGAAAATGGTGAAGATGCTCGTGCGGCATCTCGCGTTATAGATTTGTATAAATCTGATATGGGCATTTTAAATAAAAAGAAACCTTCTAAAAATAGAGAAGCCGCTAAAGCAATAGGCACTCGCTCAGAGCGTTCCGCTCCTGAAGGAGATGAAACAAAGTCATATATTAAAGAATCTGATGTACAAAAAATGACATCACAACAATATGAAAAAGCGGCAGAAGAGATTGCTGAAGCTATTCGTACAGGAAAGTTTGTATATGACTTATCTGGTTCAGCACGATAAAAGTGTTGACAAATGATTTTTTTTAGATATAACTATGTATAGACTAAATGTGGCCCCGTAAAATGGATACCCACTACTAACCCAGAAGCAAGGCAACTGTTTACTTTACTTTCAAGCCAGCTAGTAAATTACGTAGGAACCTTGCTTCACCTTCACAGAATACCCTAACTACGCAGGCCGTGTTTTCATTTTGGCTAATGAAAATTACCACCCTGATGCTAGACGGCCTCTGCCGAAGTTACACATACCTTAACCCAAAATGCTACAAAGGAGATGTCATCATGGCATTTGCAACAGCTACGGGCTACGGCAACCTACCCAATGGTAACTTTAGCCCCGTTATTTACAGTAAGCAGGTACAGCTTGCTTTCCGTAAGTCTTCTACTGTTGAAGACATAACTAACAATGACTACTTTGGTGAAATTGCTCAAATGGGCGATTCAGTAAAGATCATTAAAGAGCCTGAGATATCAGTTCAGTCTTACACTCGTGGTGCTCAAATCACAGCGCAAGATCTTGATGACGAAGATTTCTCTCTAAATATTGACAAGTCAAATTACTTTGCGTTTAAAGTCGATGACATTGAAGAAGCACATTCACATGTGAATTTCTTGCAAATGGCTTCAGACCGTGCGGCGTATCGTTTGCGTGACCAGTATGACCAAGAAGTAATGGGATACATGGCTGGTTATAAGCAGGCTTCATTGCACACTGCGGCTGGCGTTGTCAACGATCAAGTCAATGGTACTGTTGCTGTCTCTACAGCAGGTACAGATGAGTTGTTAGCTTCTATGAAAATTGATGCTACTGACTTTAGCTTGAACGATGGTGGTGCGGCTAACGCTGGCGAAGCTATTGTAATTATTCCTCGTTTACCGGGGGCTACTGCAATTGCATCAACACATGCTTCACCTCTTCAGGTGATCTCTCGCATGTCTCGTCTATTAGATCAACAGTTTGTTGACACTAACGGACGTTGGTTGGTAGTCGATCCAGTTTTTGCTGAAACAATGAAAGACGAAGATTCTCGTTTATTCAATTCAGACTTCGGTGGTTCTGGCCTTCAGAATGGTCTTATTATTAACAACTTGCACGGTTTCCGTGTTTATGTTTCTAATAACTGTCCTTCCGTTGGAACTGGTCCTGCTGTAGGCAGTGCAACGCTACAGTCTTCTAACTTTGGCGTAATCTTTGCTGGACACGATTCAGCCGTAGCTACTGCTCAGCAGATCAATAAGACTGAGACTTACCGTGATCCTGACAGCTTTGCTGACATCGTTCGTGGTATGCATCTGTATGGTCGCAAGATCCTTCGTCCAGAAGCTATCGTCACTGCACGTTACAACACTGGCTATTAATAGGGGGAATCTAAGATGGCTACAATTACAAGTTTGCTGAAACCAGCACATGGCACTTCGACTCCAAAGAGACAGCCGTATTATGTTGAGATGACTGTTGATCTAACAGCGCAAGCAATCTCTTCAACCGGGGGTGACGTTGTTCAATGTCTTACTGTCCCAGCTAATACGAAGATCCTTGATGCGGGTTTTCAGGTTGTTGAAAGTGCGACTATGAACACGGGCACTAACGCTACCGCTATCCTTGGTACAGGAGCAGACGACAATGAATATGTTGCCGCTTTTGATATTGATGGTGCGGCAGATTTAGCATACGCTCCAAGTGCGACTCCTGCGGCAGAAGTTGTTCTCGCTACTGCTGATACGCTAGACCTAACCTTTGCAGGTGATGGTGCAACGTATAGTGCAGGTAAGATACGTGTGTTCGCTACCATGATGGATGTTAGTGATCAAGGCGTAGATGTTACTGCGGATGAAGTTGACCGTGATCAACTTGCCTAATAACTAAAACTTGAGTACGGGGGATTTCTAGAGTCCCCCTGACTCTTTACATAGGTTAGTATTCCTAATGGCATATACGTATTTAGATGTTACAAATGAAGTTCTTGCTAGGTTTAACGAAGTACCTTTAACTTCTGCTAACTTTGCATCCTCCCGTGGGTTTCAAACACAATGCAAAAATGCAGTAAACTCTGCTATTAGAAATATTAATCAAAGAGAGTACGCTTGGCCTTTTAATCATTCAGAAGCTGAGATTACTCTTGTCGCTAATCAAACAAGATATACGTTACCTACTAGTACTAAGTTAATAGACTACAATACATTTAGGTTAGTGCCTGACGCATCTAAAGGTGCGATAGGAAGAAAATTAATTTTTATAGACTATAAAGAATACATTTCAAAGTACAGCGATCAAGAAGATACTTCTAATGTAGGTGGCGCACCCACTCATGTATTTCGTGATCCTTCTAATAAGTATGGTTTGTATCCATACCCCGACAATACATATAAAATAAAATTTGATTTTTATACATTCCCTGCTGATTTATCTGCACACGGAGATGTTCCTTCTATACCTGAAAGATTTAGGCATGTTATAGCAGACGGTGCTGTAATGTATGGCTATCAGTTTAGGGGTGAAACAGCGCAGTATCAACTAAGTTTAGGGCGTTTTGACGAAGGAATTAAAAACATGTTATCTGTGTTAGGTAACAGATATGACTATGTTCGCTCTACATATATACCCAGAACTAATAGATTCTCTTTCGTAAACTCTACGGTGTCATAACATGGCAGATCAGTCTGGCGTACAACCGTTACAGTTTTCTTGCTCCGGTGGACTAGTTCTTAATAGATCTGCTTTTACTTTAGAACCGGGCATGGCTCTTGAATTAGTCAACTTTGAATCCGATATAAACGGAGGATATCGGAGAATAAACGGATTTACTAAATGGAACAGTAGCATAGTTCCACAAACAGCTTTAGCATCTGAGCCTGTATTAATGGCGGCTAGTTATGGATTAACTGAAGTTATAGCGGCTAGGGGCGAATCAGTATTTCGTTCTACTAATCAAACAAATAAACTTAATGGTTCTATTAATAATTCTGTAACTACAATAACTGTTGATGCAACTAGCGGATTTACTGCTACTGGCACATTATTAATAGGTACAGAGCAAATTACCTACACAGGTGTTACTACCACTACGTTTACTGGATGTAGCAGAGGAGCAAATAGCACTTCTGCCGCTGAACATTCTGACGATGCTGTTGTGTCACAAACTTGGACATCCATAGATTCTGGTAGAACCAGTGCAAATAAGTTTTCTTTTAAGAGATACAATTTTGCTGGTACAAGTAAATTAATTTTTGCTGATGGTGCTAATAGGGCAAGTTTTTATAATGGTTCTACTGTAACGGACATTACACATTCTGATGCTCCGTCTGCCCCATCTATTGTTGAGATATTTAAGAACCATGTGTTCTTGTCTGGGCATAGTGCTAGCCCCAACCAAGTATTTTTTAGTGCTCCTTTTTCAGAAAATGATTTTTCCTCTGGAAATGGCGGAGGCAGTATCAGTGTTGATGATACAGTCGTAGCGTTAAAAACTTTCAGAGATCAATTATACATCTTTGGAAGAGAAAAAATATTTAAAATTACAGGAAACACATTAAGCGATTTTGTACTACAGCCAGTTACTCGTGACTTAGGATGTTCATCTAAGCATAGTGTGCAGGAATTAGGCGGAGATATTATATTTCTAGCTCCTGATGGACTTCGCACAATTGCCGGTACAGCTAAGATTGGTGACGTTGAATTAGGTACAATATCTAAACCAGTACAAATAAAGTTTGACGGACTTACTTCTTTTGATCAAATCGAGTCCGTAGTAGTGCCTACTAAAACACAGTATAGAATATTTTTTGTAAATGGCACAGACTCAGTAGCAAACACTACTGGAGTAATCGCAAGCTTAACGCAAGAAGGATTTGTATTTTCTGAGTTAAAGGGCATTAAGCCTGCTTGCACAGACTATGATAATGAAAGACAACCAGAAACTGTGTTGCACGGTGGGTTTGATGGCTACGTATTTTTACAAGAAAGTGGTAACACTTTTGACGGTACAGCTATTAATGGTAGATACAGATCTCCAGATTTAACAATGGGTGATGCGGGTATACGTAAAGATATGCAACGTATTATTATCAACTACTCACCCGAAGCGGCTATTAACGCCAGTTTGTTTTTAAGATACGATTATGAATCTCCCGATTCAACTAATCCTGCCGCATATGTTTTAAATGCTTCTGATGTTCTTGCTCTATATGGCGTAAGTACATACGGTAGCACAGGAACATATGGTGGTCAAAGGACACCTTTACTAAGACAACCTGTAGAAGGTTCAGGTTTTGCTGTTGCGTTACGTATAAATGATACAGCCGCATCAGCACCATATTCACTAAAAGGATTCCAGTTGGAATTCGGAGTAGGAGCAAGGCGATAACATGGCTGGGTACACTAGACAAAGTTCATATACAGACGGTGATGTAATTGATGCGTCAGATTCTAATAATGAATTTGACCAAATACTCAACGTATTTAGCAATACTGGTGGACACAAGCATGACGGAACAGCGGCAGAAGGACCAGTAATTGGCCTTATCGGTGATCCGGGCGTAGTAACACCCCTGAATAAAGTTGTTGTTAGCGATAGCAACAATCGTATCGGAGTTTTTGTAGACGTAAGTTCTTCTTCTGTAGAACAAGTGCGTTTCCAAGATGGTGCGATTGTTCCTGTAACGGACAATGACGTAGACTTGGGGGCAACAGGTGCAGAATTTAAAGATTTGCACATTGACGGTACAGCAAACATTGATAGTCTGGTTGCTGATACTGCTGATATTAATGGCGGCACTATCGATGGGACAGTTATCGGGGGGT